CGTCCTTTCCATGTAGTGGTAACCTGCTGCATGCTTTGTCTCTATGACATTGACGGTGTACGGGTTGCCGGAAAGTACACCACTCCGTCAAATCCAACTAATCATGGTAGGTTGGTCTAACACACTCAGAGGGTACACCCGTTGGAGGGCATCTCTGTGATGTTTTAGTTATTACCATGATATCCCACCTGGTCATCCAGGTCTGTGCGCTCGATAGCAAGAGTGCGCATGAGAACTAGATTTACGGTCAGCTCGCTACTGACGCGAAAGTTCTCTGGTAGGGTGCCACAGGCAGTACCTCAACACCCGAGCTGCGGTTCGAAGTTGAGACCGCGTTCATGGTTTAGTCTGTACCAACGCGTTATAAGGTAAGCTCGCAATAGCGTAGAGCTGGGTCTCTCACGTCTTTCTGTGTTAAGGCGTGAACATAGGGAATCAACACATTCAAACAAAATAGCATTTTAAACCACAATAAAACACGCATCACGTGTATGTCCTCATGCTGCGTCCCGAAAGTATCTCAGATCAACGGGAACGCGGGTGAAGCCACAAATACTGACGACTTGAAGAAACAGGATCGACGTCAGAACGTCCGTTTGAGTAACATCGAGCGTAGACTGGCAACACTCACCCTGAAAAAGAAAAAGAGTAACAAGAAAGGGAAGAAGACGCGCCTTCCATCCCATCGAGGGTTCCCTTTTCCTGGTATTCCTAATAATACAAGCATGGACATGTCACCACCCATCGCACACAAAGATCCCAATGTCATAAACACCGTGGCACAGTTGAGCCCTTTCAGGATTCCGAGGGGAGTCGCTAATCTCCTCGAGAAGGCTCAGCCGTCCCAAAAATTCACCGCTAGATGCCTCACCTCCGTAGCCGTGGCCGCCAATCAAGAGTGCCTTGTGTTCATCTCGCCTTGTGTCTGTTCCGACGCCAATTCTAAGTCACTTGTAGCTCTCACAGGGACTCGTGCCAATCTAGCAGGGCAACTCCTGAGCGCCGCTGGTTCAGCTGGAGGAGTCACATTCTCAAGTGGGCAGAGTAACACACCATACCCCGCAAGCGCATTGTCTGGTAGCGATTTCACTTGGCGTCTGGTGTCCGCCGGGATCCGGGTCCGGAACACTACTGCCGCAGTCAACAGACAAGGCGTTGTCAAGTTCATCACGGACTACGAGGGAGTTATCTCTCCATATGGATCCGGTGTCAGTATCGACAGCTTAATTTCGTTGATCGACGCCAATCATCGCACAGTTCGTAAGAACACAGCAAATGAACCAGATACCGAGATCACACTCAGTGGTCAACTGTATTCATCCAATGTTGGCTGGTACAAAGCTGATACTTCAGACATTCTTGCGGAGGCTTCTTTTTACAGTTGTGGTCACGGCCCGGTATGCAACGTTGGTTCTTCTGGGTACCGCGCAGGTGGTACAATGGTTGTGTTGCCTTTAGTTAGCACTGCCCAGTCATACGATTTTGAGATCGTGGAACATTGGGAGGTGCATGGCTCTGGCATCGAGACGTTGCACACGCCTAGTTCGTCACACTCGTTGGCAGCCGAAGCCGTATCAAATCTCGTCAAACACGCTCACCATAGTCATTCACAAACACCGAGCATGTCACTCGCTGGCGTTGCGAAGGGTATATCCTTTGCCGAACATCACAAAACAGCCATCAAAGACGCGGGTTCGGTAGCAATGGCACTAGCACTTCTTTAGGACCAAAAACACATACACAATTTCTGGCTTTTTCAATCACGCGATAGTCGTGACACAGGGTTATTTATTTCAACACCTCCGTTATTTATTTATTTCGTTTGGTAAAACACATTTGTCAACACATTTATTTCACTTCTGGTGTTCTTATTTATTATTTATTTTCGACACTCCACCCGGGAGTATAAATCAGGGCGACCGTCTTTGAGTTCGTAACGTAGGTGTGGTGAGAGAGTAAACGGGAGTAAAACTTGGGCTGACGTTCATTTATCCTTTTGAAATTTTGCTGCACTTATTAGTTCATGTTCCACGGGTTGTCGCTGCATATCCGTCCGCATTCTTTATCCTTCACCATCATTATTATTTGTTTGCCAACCACCATTTTTCCCGTTCTCTTTGGTCAAACAAGAGTGGGCGTTGGTCACGATATAACCCGGTACACCGGTAAACGTTATTGGGCTACATGTGTGCGGACCTAGTCAATCACATGTATGTCTCCTGGTGCTTTTCTCATTTTTAACTTATTCAGTGGTCATACCACAACTCTGCTAGGCAGTAAACTTTTATGGAAATATCACGCTCTTATTATTTAAAATTGAAGAAATTTCACGATTGCCACAGTGTGCTTGGAATGTTCGTCTTCCGTGTGAATGACGAAGGTGAGCGTGTCCCGCTCCCAGCAATTCAAGTTACCTGTGGTTCCTCCTCGTTCACCACCACGAGAGAGATGTTCATTGCGTACGTTGATGCCGACGTTACGCTACAACACCACCCCATCCTCGTTTCTAAGATTCGCGAGGTGTTGGTGGTCCGCGGCCCGCACGATGCTCCTGTACAGGAGAATCTTGTGGAATCTCCCAGTAGGGAGTACGCTATTTACCTTCGCGCTGACAAGACAGTTAGTTGGTTCGCTAGATATTGGTACTTCCTGGTTGGGCTCGGGATGTTCCTCCTTCGTGTGTATCAGCAAAGCATCTTGTCAATCCAAGATTATGGAGAACCCATGCCTTTTCATTTCGCATGGTCACCACAGCTTATTATTCAGGTAGAAGACGAGTACCCACGCTTCATCCATGATGTTACTATTCATGTCGGTCACTTAATTGTTGATCTTCACGTTGAGATAACTATCATCTGGTGTACGATTGTCTTTTTCCTCTTCCTTTTCGACCGCTTCATTGCGACATCATATGCACTTGTTTATTCTGCACTTGTCCGTCTGGGCTACCGTGACCAACCTTTCCGGCCGTTGCGCAATTGGTTTGGTATTCATAGGTGCCAGGGCATTTACAAGGATTTTTGTTTAAGGCATGGTTATACCATGTATTGCACTGTGATGCTTGAGGAGCGCATTTTCGAGAGGTTAAGATCTGAATTTGCGATGTGGCAAGTCACCGATCCGGGTAGTGGCACCATCCAACGTGGTGTCATTAATCACCCCTGGACGCAGCACCTCCCCATGGATGTGCGAGAAAGAGTGGCTTGGTTGATCATCCAAGAGGCACAAATTGATAGGTACTCACGACTCAAGTATTTTGGAAAAATTGAGGGCAGAGACGACGCTGTTAGCTGGTCTTTCTAAATTCGATGGCACAACATGTCCCAGTAGTCGACACTTTTGAGTTACCCCTCAAGGTGTCACATGTTGACTGTACAATTAATAAACAGTTTGTTTACAATGGTCTCTTCGGTGTTATGCACCCAGACAAATTGGACGCAATGCAGGAACATCACATGAATTTTGGAATTGAATCACTAATAAAGTCACACACTACACGCGACAGTATATTATATCTTTTGGAAACTGGTAACAAACATGCTATATCTATAGTTTTCGCACACCACGAGCGTGGCGTCGCGAAGTCACGACAGTATTACAGCACGTTGTTCGGACCTATCTTTTGGGGTCCTTGGACGGTTTACCGTGGATCTCGGGGTAATTTCGACAGAGCCTTCACTAGGATGGCAGCTTGTCGAATCCCTGATGGAGCTACGGATGACACCGAAATCAGAGAGTACGAAAGTATGTTACGACGCAACAATAGGGAAATTTTCTCATCTAGGTCCAATTTGCGCCCCATCATCAAGGGATTGTTGGGGCCGATACGAGACCGCGTCACAAGTGTGATGTCACAGGTAGATGACTTATTGAAAACTCAGGTTGAGTACGCTCATACTGTTCACCCGAAGCGCAAGCTTCGCATGGCAGCTGTGACGGAAATAATCGAGAAGTGTGAATTTGGTGGACTGTTCACCAAGAAAATAACAGGCAAAGTAAAATTATACGAAAAAGCGAAGCCAGGTAAGTATCCACGTTTGATTGGGGACTATACTTGTCCTGGTTCGTTATTGGGAGGGTTTCTATGTGAAATAATAAAGAGTAGTTTCCAAGAAATCGTCATGCACAACAAACAAGCCCGTTTCTTGTTCGTCAACAGCGTTGAGCCAGAGGTACTGGATGCAGCAGTATCGCGTCTGTTTGATGGGAACAAGGAATTTTTCGGTATATTCTTTTCTGATGATTCACTCATGCGACTTGGTGGTAGGGTCTTTGAGATGGATATCAGCTCTTGCGACATGAGCAACTCATCATCAATCTTCGGTGTCCTACATTGGTTGGCTAGTGGCACCACTATCGGAGATAATGTAATGCGTCGTAATATTCGCCAGTGTCAGTTGCCGCTGGTGGTACCGGATCCAGATAATGCATCCCCCCCAATAAAAATCTTCCCCACTGAACCGCTAGAATTCTCCGGGTCTACATTGACCACCTGTTTGAATAATATCGCGACCTTCATCATCATGTTGTCATGTGTGTTGAGTGATGCTAATGACGTCGAATCAATTAAAGCTGCAGCTCGCGCTGTTGGTTACGACGTTACTGTTGCAGAACGAAACACACCGCCACAATGTCAATTTTTAAAGCATAGCTTTTATGTTGACCATGAGGGTAAAATGAACTCCTTTTTAAATCTTGGAGCTATTTTGCGAAGTTTCGGTAGTTGCGACCGCGACAATTGCCGAGATCCTAAGGCATGGAACTCCTCCGTGTTAAAAGGTTACGCTCATTCAGGAAGATCTAGTATTCAAAAAGCTCTAGAGATGAAGTACATGTTTAAGGATGTTTCGTGTCGACTCCCCATCGATATCACGAAACATTTCTCCCTTGGCAGACGGGAGGACGTGCCCGATTGGGTTCTCTGTGAGCGGTACGGGATTGTTGGCGACCAGATCAGTGAGATCTGCCAAGCGATCCTCGCGCAAGGTAATATGATTAATACGCACGCACTTCAGCAAATTTACAAGGTGGACTATGGCTTGTAATCAGTTGATTTGCACGACTTCGGATGGGGGCTACACCAATATCCCATCACAGTCGTTAAAGAGTCCCACGTAGCGTGGTGCCGTCAGTACAGGTG